CTATTGTGTACTGGTGCATTTTTAACCCCCTCGCTTTTATTTCCTTTACGACTTGGTTTCGTGTTTTCGTAAGCAATATCGTTTTCAATTCCTTACGTAGGCTATTATCGTCTATAAACATAATCAAAAGGGTAAATCGTCTTCGTCTATTATTTGCGTGTGGACGGATTTTGGTGTTTCGTTCATTTTTGGCTCGCTAAATGAACACGAAAAATACTTCATTCCTTTGCTGGATTCTTTGAGCCATAACGCTACGTCCATATCCTTACCATTTACGTTTACTTTTCCCCTGTAATCGGGTTGGTTTGGGTTCGTCTTTTTGTCATTCTTAAAAATCGCGCCCGTGTTTGTTTTTGTTTCCATATTTATTTATCTAAATTTATTCCGTAATCCTGTAAATCCTCTAATAATTTATTGTTTAAATCCTCGATTAATTTGTATTCAGTTTCCGTTAAATCGTGGTACTTCATTAACTTGCGGTATTCCTGTTTAACGTTCCAAAGAATTAAAAACATTTCGCTCCCTTTTGTAGCGTACTCAAATTCGTTTTGGTCTTCGGTACTCAAATTCGTTTTGGTCTTCGGGTAGGTTAAATTCTAAAATTGCTTTCATATTATTTTTATTAACTCATTGTAATACTCACGGCATAACTCGACCTTTTCCCTAATAGCTTCAATAACGGCTTCGTCTTTTCGCACAAACCAATACTTACAACGTTTATGCTCGGGTATATGGTCAAATATATGTTTAGCTTCTATTTCCTTTCGCAATTCTGCGTTTTCCTCGATTAAATTCGCTTTCCAATGTGCGCGCCTTATTTCGTCTTCCAACATCAATTCGGGCGTGTTAATTAAACAATACGCTAAAATGCTTTCCGTCTTTCCCGTGAGCCACATATACCCCTGTAACTGGTAAAAATAATCCTTATTTGGTATTTCAGTTTCAAACCACGGAAATGTGGTCGCGTCCCAACTGCATTTAACGTCTAATAATACTTCGTCCGTGTTTACGTCGGGAGTACCTATAACCCAATCGTTTTGTAACTTTTCGTAATTTTTGTAAATAAATCGAAAATCCAAAACTTGATTACAAAGCGCAATACCGATTTCCTCTACCTCGTTTCCTTTGTCCGTGTAGCGAGAATTAAATTCCTTTCGGATTCCGTATTTATGCTCCAAAACTAATTCTTGAACGTATGTTTTGGCTGTTTGTGATAATAACTCCCCCTTTGTTCGGGGGGTAGTCATTATCTTACCAATTTGAGAAACCCTGACTTTCATAACTCGTTAACGATTTTTATTTGCGCTTCCGTTAACGCAAAAGTATTAAGTAACTCCTCTTTTGTGTACTTGCCCTGTGCGATTGATTCCATTGCTTTGCCTAATCGCTTATTATCTATAACGGGTTTTTTGGGTTCGTGTTTTTCCTGTTCGCCCGAAGCGTCCGTATCTTTGTCCGTAACCAACCCCAAAACGCTTGACAAACAATATCTGCGAAAATAAGTTATTCCACTTCCGAAACTTTGGTAATCGTTCATTCCCTTTAGTTGAACTTCAGGTATAATGCAATTACTTTCGATTTGTTCTCCGCTTTCAACGTGAAAAATTACCGTAGCTAAATAATTAACCCCATCTTTTGTGTTAATCAACTGCGTAAACCCTAATCCGTGTTTCGCTAACAACGGGTTAATTACTTCAAAAATTTTAGGTAAATCCGCATACGTATACCCAAAACCTTGCGTTCCTTTGTGAATTACTGGAACCTCTTGTTGGAACTCTGCCAACGACTTAAATAAATGTTTCATAGCGTAAAATTTTTAATTACATACAAATATAATACTTTTTATATTACAAAATAAATTTTAGGTAAATTTTTTTAATTTATTTCTACTTAAAAAATACCCTTTGCCGTGTCCTAAATCTTTTATATTATTTTCATTTATTAATTCATTTTTATTTGCCCAACCAACAAATTCTACTGTATCGTTTTCAACAAAAGCCAAAACATAAATATCTATATCATTGTTAATTTTTAATGTAGATAATAAATTACCATTTTTATTTTTAGTAGATTTTATATCATATCTATAACCCTTTTTTGTTATACC